AAAAGAAGCAATAGAACCATTATTTTTTGAGGGCACAGGTCGAGGTGTAGGACCTGCAGGAAGATACGGAACCACATTCAATTATGAAAAAGAAATGCAAGAAGGTATTGGTTTAATGTGTACAAGTATAACAATGCCAGGTAGAACAATTAATACAAGTCCATATCGTATTGCTGGAGCACCATATAAATATCCAACACAGGTTCAATATTCAGATATTACTGCTACTTTTATTGGTGATAAGTTTTTAAGATTGAGAACCTTTTTTGAGGCGTGGCAAAATACAGTTTATAACAATCAAACAGGTATGTTTAATTTTTATGATGAATATACTGCACCCATTGACATATTTCAATTAGGTCAGTTTGATAGTCTAAATGATAGAGATAGTATAACATATGGTGTAAGATTAAGAGAGTGTTTACCAACAGCCATTAATCAAATACAATATGATAGTGGTAATCAAAATCAGTTTGTTGCGATTGAGGTTTCATTCGCATACAGAGATTGGTTGAATTTTGGACTAGATATAGACAGCACAGGAAAAGTTGGTGGTTTATCATCTGGTGTTGTAAAATCAGGCGGTGGATTCTTAGATGGATTACCACCTGAATTAAGAAGGACTGGGCGTCAAGTAATTAATCAATTGAAACGCTCTATTCCTATTGGTAGGGTATTTGGTGGAAAGATATTCCCACCATTTACATTTTAAATTATAAGGAGATATTATGGCTTTACCAAAGTTGAATACTCAAACATTTGAGTTGAATGTCCCTAGCACGGACGAAAAAGTGAAATACAGACCTTTCTTGGTTAAAGAAGAAAAAATATTACTTCAGGCACAAGAAGGTGAACAAAAAGAAATGTTTAATGCATTAAGTGATGTTGTGAGAGCATGTACATTTGATAAGGTAGATATAGAGAGGTTACCTTCTTTTGATGTTGAATATATGTTTTTAAAAATAAGAGCTAAATCAGTAGGTGAAAAGGTAACATTAAATCTTGCTTTTCCTAGTGATGAAAAAGTTAAGATACCTACTGAGGTAGACTTAATGAAAGTTGAAGTAGAAGTTGGTGAAAAACACACTAACAAATTTGATCTTACGGATACTGTTAGTGTTATTATGAATTATCCTACAATGAAAACATTTGTAGATAGAAACTATACTAAACTTACAGCTGAAGACGCTGTCGCTCTTACTGCAAACTGCATTAATCAAATTATTGATGGTGTAGAAACTTATGAAGCAAGAGATTTAAGTAAAAAAGAATTAACTGAATTTGTTGAAAACTTAACACAAAATCAGTTTGCTACAATACAAAAGTTCTTTTCTACAATGCCAAAGTTATCTCATACCGTAACTTTGACACACCCTAAAACTAAAAAGAAGGGTAAGGTAACAATAGAAGGTATGCAAAGTTTTTTTTAGTATGCCTCTCTCATATTAATTTAGAAACTTATTATGATTTGAATTTTAAAATGATACAGTTACACCATTGGTCATTAACTGAAATTGAAAATATGATACCATATGAAAGAGAAATATATCTGACTTTATTGAATGAACATATAAAGGAAGAAAACAAAAGACAGAGAGAGGCGAAGGCAAGGAGATAAAATGGCTGAACAGACTAAAAAAGTCAACCTAGAATTAGAGATAGATACATCTACCGTTAATTCTAGTAAAAATAGATATCAAGGATTGATTGATCTTGCAAAGGCAGTAGATCAATGGCGTATATTTCCTAGAGTATTCATCACAACCTATATCTATTTGTTATATAAAGTAACTATATGGTTTATGGATCTAGCAGACCCAACCATGGCACAATCTGGTTTAGTATCAATAGTTGTTGGTGCTGGAGCAGCATGGTTTGGTTTATATGCTGGAACAAGTAAAAGTAAGAAGTAAATATGGCTGAGAATTTTGCAGGAGTAATAGATCAATTAAGAGAGAATAAAGAGGCTATTGATGATAGTAAAGAACAAAATCGTATTAGTCTTTCTAATGTCAATAAAAATTTAGCATTTCGTTTACAAGACTTAGGTAGAGACTTTGCAAAATCAGTTGGTATGCAAGAAGACGCTATACAAATGCAGCGTCAAATTGCTGATGAACAAGAAAGAGCAAGATTATTAGCAGAAAGTGAAGGAAAAGATCCAGTATCAGGTAAAGACTTAGGAGAAAGCTCATTTAGTAAAACATTCTCAGGTCTTAAAGCATTACTTGGTGGTGTAACATTATTCTTTGCTGGTCTATTAATAACTATAAAAGCATTACAAGATGATTTATTTAAAAGCGCAGTAGGTGATTTATTTAGAGCAATTGGTGATGTATTTGAAGACATAATAATACCTGCAGGTAAAGCACTTCAACCCATTGCTACATCAATACTCACTTATACAGTAAAAGGTCTTACATTATTTTTTGAAAGTGTCTTAAAAGTTTTTGAATTTTTAAAAGATTTCAATGACAATGCAGCAATTGAACCAGAAGATTATAAAGGTATTGCTCCACTAGGCGCATTAGCAGTCTCAAGACTTGCAAGAATTAAAGCAGCATTAACAGGTGTATCTGCAACAACAGCCACAGTGGCAACAGCAGCTGAAGACGCAAATGTCAAATCAACAGGTATTATTCAGAAAACTTTAGATAGTCTTAAAGTTAGATTAGACGCATTTAAGGTTAGTTCAGCAAAAGCACTTGCACCTTTAACTAAAACTTTAACAACATTAACAGCACCAATTGCAGCAGCATTTACAAGTATTAGAGGTGGGTTTATGAGTATATCATCAAGAACAAAACAATTACTCGCACCTTTAGATAAGTTAAGAAAAACACTTACTAATGTTATGGCACCTCTTGCTAAATTACCTGTAATATCAACAGTAACTAATTTCTTTAGTGCTGGTGGTGCAAAGGCAGGTGGGTTTTTAAAATTTTTAGGTAAGTTATTTTTACCATTTACAATTATCATAGGTTTAGTTGATACAGTAAAAGGTTTCTATGCAGGATTTTTTGGTACAGATTTAGAAGAAGGCGAAGAAGCACCAGAGGGATTTATTGAAAAATTGATGGCAGGTTTTGAAGGTGGTATAAAAGGTTTAGTTAATAGTATAATTGGTGCTCCACTTGATCTCTTAAAAGGTGCTGTAGGTTTTGTACTTGGTAAAATGGGTTTTACGGGTGCTGAAGAGGCACTTGCTTCATTTAGATTTAGTGATATACTAGATCAAATATTAAGTGTAATATTTAATCCTATTGACAGTATTGTTTCTTTATTTAGAAAAATATTTGATTTTGACATTCTTGGTTGGTTGACACAAAATGTACCAGGTTTTGGAAAGATTATTGATTTCTTCACAGAAGATGATGTTGAAGCTCAAATGCGAACTATTAGACAAAATAGAGACGCACAAAATCAAATAGAATATTTACAAGATAGACTTGATGAAGCACAAGCAAAATTAGATGATCCTAACTTTAGTGGTAATAGAGAATATCAAGAACAAATTATTAGAGATAGACAAGCACTTATTGATCAAGTGAGAGCTGAAACAGGATTAACTGCTGAAGGTATACCTGCAAGAATAGAAGAATTACAAACAATGGCAGAAGCAACTGAAGGTGGTGATAGAGAAAGACTACTGAATAGAATATCAGAGTTACAAGAATTACAAACACAATTAGATAATCAAAATGTAATTGTGGTAAATACTGATAATAAACAAACACAGGTTAATAATACTAATGGTACTGTGTCAGTTGGTAAAGAGACAACACCAAACGATCAAACATTCAAAGCACTTCAATTACAGTATGGTGGTGCAATTTAAGGGGGTATAATCATACTACCCCCCTATCGTTTTCCTTGCTAGCGTTGCGCTAAGCGATTGTTTTTTTCATCATGCCGTCTGATATCTTGGCATTTTAGACAAAGTTGATAAATTTCTCGATTTCTGTACTCTAGTTTGTTTCTTTAATTGTTTCATTTTTTTCTCCCTTTGATATGTTCGTAGCATTGTTGCCACTTGCCTTGATAGCGTCATGTGAGTTCTCCTCTGGTTTGAATATAGTGATCAGTTCTTCTTTACCTTTCACCTTTATCTTATCTACTTCAATTGATTTAATATCAACCAATTGTTCTTTCGTATAAGATGAGTATAGAGTAGGTACCACTTTACCATTATCATCTTTGTAGTTTCTAGTTGCAGCTTCTAATCTTGCAGCCAGATTTACAGCGTCACCTATTACAGAATAATCTAGTCGCATTTCACTTCCCATATTACCTACAATACATGTACCAGTATTAACACCTGAACCAATGTTGATATCTGGTAAACCTTTTTCTTTAAATTCTTTTTTAATTCTATCTGTTTCTTCAGCACACTCAATAGATGTCTTGACAGCCATTTCTGCGTGATTATCACAATCAAGTGGTGCGTTCCAAAATGCCATAATACAATCACCCATATACTTGTCTATTGTACCACCGTTCTTTAATACAATTTTACTCATTCTGTTTAGATAATCATTGATTACATTTACTAAACCTTCTGGATCATCATTGTTTTTATAGTATTCACTTATAGGTGTAAAACCCACAATGTCCATAAACAAGAAAGACATTTCTTTTCTTTCACCACCTAGTTTTAACTTACTAGGATCTTTTACAAGTATTGCCACTTGTCGTGGGTCAAGATACTTTTCAAACTGTTTTCTAATTTGTTGTTTTGCTTTAAACTCTAATATGAAACGTAAGAATGTACTATGAAAAGAAATTACTAAAAATGTTAATAATATCCATGTTATATCTACTAACAATAAACTCTGGTCAAAAAATACACCTGCATACACTGGTAGACCAATTGATACAAAGAAAATGACAGCTGCTATGATACCATATCCTGTATATCTCACTAGAATAATCATGGCAAGACCTACTGCAAAAGCAATTAATAGTTCGATAAGACTATCATATCTCTTTATTGTTTCACCGTCAAGTATTGTTTGTAATGAGTTGGCACTTATGACATAATCATATTGTTCGCCAGTAGGGGTTGCTATTATACTAGATAAACCTTCTGCTGTCAAGGCAAAAATTACTGTGGTACCTGCCGCTTCATTAAAGTCATCACTCGCAGCTGATATTGTCTTAAATTCTTTATTCCATCTTAACCATATTCTTGCGTTTGCGTCTGTATTAATTGTGTCATAACCAGGCACTCTCATTGCAACTACACCTGTTTGATCTGCTTTTACTTGATATGAAGGATCACCTACTGCTACTCGTATTACTTCTACTGCCATGTTAGGATAAATTTCATCACCTATTTTCATTAGTAATGGCACTCGTCTTACAACACCATCTATCTCTGGTGCTGTATTAATAACACCTACACCTGCTGTACATTCTGCAAGTTCTGGTAATGGACCAACCATACCAGGCCATTCATATAAAAAATTTAGT